CGCCGAACAAAGGCTGCATATGAGTATTAAATTGCCTGATAGTCCTGTGAGTAGAATCTCTAGGTGTTTTAAATGTCATCATCTGTCTGTTGAGTTTTGGAATCCGAAGTATAACCGAAGCTACACAGTGGAGGAATGGTTGACTATTTGTGAAGAAGGAAGAGATTCACTGCGCAAGATCCTTGGACCTATTGTAGAAGATCCGAAATGGTTCTTCGACTAGAATTTTTTCCCAACGATTCTTTTTAAATTGGTACGCTTTCTGATCTCTCCTATTTTCTGTATATCCTTTGTGCTTTTTGTTTCTTGTGTTCCAATTGCTTGTTGGTTTTCGTAGTCTCGTTTGTCCTGTTATCTGCCAATTGACAGCTCGTAAGCTGCTACCTGGTTCTGTTTCTAAAGTGTAGGTGATTATTCGTTCACCGCCCATGGCTCGCCATATCTTTTCACATCTAGCATAGAGATACGAACAAGCGTTCTTTGGTGCTGGATCTTTGATGCATACTCGTAATACTTCTAGTGTTCCCCCATCATCCAAGAGTCTTGCGACTGGTCTGCCACAAACAGCGACCCCGACTAACGATTCACGGCCCATGATTCCAATGCTGAACTTGTGCCCTGTTACTTTTTTATTATGTCTGTGATGTTCTGTAATAAAATCGTTTGCAGCTTTGAGTGATATTGGTATGGTTCTAAAATTACTTTTTGTTGACATAATCATCAACAATTCTACCCAATACAAACACCATGAATCCAATGAAAACCAGGGCTAAAAGTATTAGCCCTAGTAAGATATTCGTTAGCATTCTATTTGACCAGATAAAGTTAAATGCTTTGTTATCTGCTCCTCAATAAAATTTCTTTCGCTCTTGTGTATGGCGTGATCCTCCGGGAATCTTTCACCTGTCACCAAAGACCACACTTTTATTTCTCCATCATCAACCATCCAACCAATTGGATAGTGTTTATTTCTATCTGTCATTATGCCCTCCAATAGTAAGTATTACCGTCAAAATCTATTTGGCTGTAATCCATTTCAACTGCGTCTGCCCAACCTTGCCAATCGATGTGATAGTGCAGAGGATTTTCTTGACGGTCTAAATAACCACAATCATAGGCCAAATCTTCACAGTATTGAACCCAATAATTTTCACGAATAAATGCTACGCCCATTTCAAAGTTATCTTCTCCAACTTCTTCAATCAGTTCTTCTATTTCTTTTATTCTTTCTTCGTCATCTTCTTTGTCCAACGTTTTTAATTCGTCTAACAAATCTCGACTATCAATTATATCACTCATGACTTCTCCAAGTTATCAAAGGTTTCTATGTAATCAACAGTAGTGCTGGTAACTTCAACCACTTCTGATGTATCTGGGTCAACGGACATGGCAATGTCCGTTGCTTCTTCTTTGTTGATTGCGTTAACAATCCAGGTATCTTGTTTAATATAGCGTTCAGTTACCTTGAAAGTTTTTAATCCTTCTTCTTCTTTCAAGCGATCTGCAGCTTCTTCCATAGCTCTTTCTTGTTGGTCCATGACCCACGAATCAAATTTACTCATGATCTCTCCTTTATTGAAATAGTTATATCAATATCTCTAGTGGAATACTCACCATTGACAGCTTCGTTATATTCTTGAAGTAAATGAACCAATTTTTTTATGTCAATATCATTTCCTTTTATTGACCCTATCAATTGATTCTTTTTTTCTTTACCTTTAGACCAGGTGCTACCCCAATTTTCAATATTATATTTATCAATATACATATTCATTCTCCTTTTTATATACTATTTATCCCATATAAATATAGATGTCAAATAAAAAAACCCCTCGATAAAGAAAGCTGACTATCGAGGGGAGGGAGTGATATGTTATTATTTAATTATCAAATAAGACTATAGATGTTTTCAAATAATTTTACTAATTAAAAATATAAAAAATATGGTGTCTTGTCTGTCTTGTCTGTCTTGTTATAAAAAAACTATATATATTTCAATGCTTTGAGACAAAAAAAGCATAAGACAGCAGTAAGACACCTAAAAAACAGCCGTCTTGTTGCTAAAAATCCTATATAATATATAAAAACCCTATGAATATTGATACTTTAAGAGATAAATTGACACCAAAACAAATAAAATTTTGTGTAATGTTTGTTCAAGAAGGTGATACTAAGACAGCAACCGAATGTGCGATCGCAGCAGGATATTCAGAAAAGAGGGCTAGAAGAGAGGCGTCTGAACTTCGTAGACATCCTGGCTGTGCTGAATATATACGAGAGCTGCGCAACCAAGAAGAAAAGAAATATGAAATCAATCTTCATAAGCATTTGAAAAGGTTAGATCAATTGAGTAGAGGCGCAGAAGAAAAGGGTAATTGGAATGCTGCCGTTACGGCCGAGAAATCAAGGGGTCAAGTTGGAGGTTTATATATTGACCGAAAAGAAATAATGCATGGCAGTATTGACCAATTGAATCGTGAAGAAGTTGATAAGTTATTAAAAGATATGGACAAAAAATTATCTATTGAAGGGAGTTTTGAAGAGATAGATGACAACGAAACCCGAGACAAGATTTTGGAAAAGGATAAAAGATAAATTTACAAAAGTCACCTTAACAAGAATCGAAGCTGTTACTCCGTTAGGACTGCCTGATATACTTGCCGTTTATAAGATCACAGATAAACAACGAGGACAGTTTTGGATAGAGCTGAAGGTAACTAAGGGTAACAAAATAGGGCTATCTCCTGGTCAAATATCATGGCATATGAGCCATAATACGAACGGTG